GGCCTGCCCGCCGAGACGTGCCTGGCCCGTGTGCGCTCCATGCTGAAGCGCAACGACGTGTGGACGAACCTCGAACGCCAACAGATGTTGATCGCCGACATGTACGACTTGAAGACGCGCGCCTTCGACTTCCTGGAGAAGTGCTTCGAGTCGGACGAGATAGCCGCTCGGCATATCGAGGCAGTCAACAGCGTCCTGAAGCAGCTCGGCGACCGCCTGGACAAGGTGAAGGAATACAACGACGAGGAAGAGGCCCGGGTTACGAAGCAACAGACCCGGTTGATCCTCGACCTGGTGGAGGACGCTTGGGAGCGTGTGCGCATTCACATCTCCGACGCCTACGCCGATAACCAATTACTCGACCCGGAGGCGATGGACGAGGTCTTCTACCAGGCACTGAAGGAAGCACATGCTGATCAAAGCTAGCGCGATCGACAGCGCTATCGCCACCGTCAAGGCGCACAGGAGGCAGGACAGCTTCAAGTCAGACCCCGTGGGTTGGGCTCAGTATATGTTGGGCACGGACGAAGGCACTCTGTGGAGTAAACAGCGGGAGATCGCCCGGGCTGTGGTGGAGAACAACTCGACGGCCGTGAAGGCCGGCCACGGCGTGGGGAAGTCCCGGCTGATGGCTGTTCTCATATGCTGGTGGGTGGACACCCGCTACCCCCATTGCTATGTGATATCTACGGCGCCGTCGATGGCGCAGGTGCAGGACGTGCTGTGGCGCGAGGTAATGCAGCTGAAGGATATCGTGGAGCGGCGCTTCGAGGAGGGGCTCGTCGACCACAGACTTCCGGGGCGCATCACGATGGATGTGCAGTGGAAGGACGACGTTACGAAGCTCCCGCTGGGGCGTGGCAGGAAGCCACCGGACAACCTGGGGGGAAACTCCTTCCAGGGAATCCACGGCGACGTTCTGGCGATCGGCGACGAGGCCTGCGGGCTGTCGGGGGAGCTTATCGACGCCTTGGCGAACATAACGACGAATGAGGCGTCCAGGCGTGTGCTCATCGCGAACCCCACGGACCCGATGAGCTACCTGGGGAAGATCTTCAAGGAGGAGATGGAGAACTGGAAGCGCATGTCCATCTCCGTCTTGGAGAGCCCGAACTTCACGGGCGAGCCCATGCCCCCCAATGTGCTGCAGAAGCTCACCGGGCCCTCCTACGTGGAGCAGAAGAAGCAGGAGTACGGCGAGGACAGTGCGAGGTTCAAGGCTCGCGTGCTGGGCGAGTTCGCGTTCGACATCGAGGACTCGCTGATTCTCCCGGGCGACGTTGAGACAGCGTGTCTCACCGAGAGGGAGCGGATCGGCCGGCCAGTGCTGGGCGTCGACGTAGCTCGCTTCGGCGCGGACCGCTCGGTCGTCTACCTGTGCGTCAACGGGGTTGTGCGCTTCGTCGATTCGTGGGCGAAGACGGATCTGGTGCACAGCGCACAGCGGGTGCACGACCTGGCTCTACGGGAGGGGGCTCATGCCGTGGCGATCGACTGCGACGGGATCGGCGGCGGCATGTTCGACATCCTCAACTCGTACGCCAACCGTACATACGACATTTTGGCTGTGCGAGGATCCATGTCTAGCCCCGACAGGGGTCGGTGGCATAACTACCGGTCCTACATGTGGGACTCGTTCCGATATCGGTGCCGCACAGGAGAGCTGGACCTGGACCCGTTGGATATCGACCTGCACGACGAGCTGCTGTCCGTCGGCTACTCGTATAATACGATGTCGGGCGGGCTAGTCCTCGATTCGAAGGACAAACTGAAGAAGGACGTCGGCAAGTCCCCCGACTTGGCGGACGCTGCAGTGTACGCCGCTATAACAGACCAAAACATACGGGATGCCATCCAACAGGAGACCGTGTTCTCCGACGCGGGGGACATGATGGACGGCGACGAAGACGACTACCTACACGAAATGGGGGAGACTTTTGGATTCCAACGCATACTCGTTTAGCGACGAGGGTATCGCGTTCATCAACGAGGCGCAGAGGTCCTACCTCCTGGACGAGGGCGCCAACTGGGTGAGCTACGCCGACGACAAGGGCCTGACACTGGCCTTCATCCATGAGGTTGTGCGAGGCCTCCGGGACATGGCACGCGACCACCCGCTGCACAAACGCGGCGCACAGCTGAGAACTAGCTACATCTTCGGTGACGACTTGGTGTTCAGCGACACCTCTTCGAAGCTGGACAAGTTCATCAGGTCGGAGTCTGCGCAGAGGACGCTGTTCTCTGCCTCGGCGATGGAGAGCCTGAACTTGGAGCGGTTCTGTGCGGGGAATGTGTTCCTGTTCCGCGAGGTGCATACTGACAAGCTGACGTTGGTGCCTGTGGAGGAGATCGAGGAGATCGTTCGGGATTCGTTCGATTCGTCCGTCGTGAAGTATGTGCGTCGCACATGGACCCCGGACGGCCAGAACACTATCAGTCAGTGGTTCCCGACAGCTGAATATAGGCGCGGGGTGCAGCGGTTGAGGAAGCCGCCGAATACCGCCTACGAGGTGAACGGCAACTACGTCGTGTACATCCTGTCATCCGGTAGGCATGCCGGGCACGCATTCGGTGCGCCTGACTCTCTAGCGGCTGCTCTGTGGAGCGTCGCTTACTCGGGCTACCTGCGGGATTCGGCACGGTTGTCGAAGGCTCTGTCGAAGATCGCTTGGGCGATCGTCAACAGCAATAACCAGGGTAAGAGGCAGTCGGCCGTGGAGATCTCGAATCGAGGCGACGTAGTAGGCGCCACGGCGAGCTTGGGGCCGAACCAATCTCTGGCCGGAGTGGGCGTCCCGAGCGCACAGGTCAACTACGGGAACGGCCAGCCGTTGGCCGCGCTGGTTGCGGCGAGCTTCGGCATCCCGGTCATCGCGCTGTTGTCGTCCCCGGGTGCGACGGGCGGATCCTACGGGGCTGCGACGACGCTGGACAGGCCGACGATCAACGGTTTCAAACTAGAGCAGCGTAAGTGGAGGGATTTCTTCAAGCAGGTGATGATGGACGTTGACCCGTCGGTGAAGGACGTTGACATCAAGTTCCCGTCGATCGAGCAGGACCCCACCTATCGTGCTTTGCAGTCGCTCGCTACGTCTATGTCCACAGGGGCCATCCATCAAGACGAATACCGCCAGGCTGTGCTCAATCTGCTCGCTGTGCCCGATATCCACGGCGACGAGCTTCCTGAGCCGAACGATTTTCTGAAGAGTGGTAATGTGTCTGGTGGGGACGACGGCGATGCTGTGCGCGACCCGGTGGCACGCCAAGGCAACCAGGGCGCCGTTCCCGGCGGTTTCAACCAAGGAGACACTGAAGATGAAGATCAGTGAGAGCACGAACACCAGCATCCTCAAACCAATCAAGGGCACACGCAAGTGGCTTGTGCGACTCATAACCGAGGGTCAAGGCTCGACCGGCGTCTACACGAGGGAAGCTCTGCAGAGCAGTTTCGCCGAGGCGTTTCCTGTGGGGACGCACATGTACATCGACCATGCCACCGAGGCTGAGACCGATGAGCGCCCCGAGGGGACGTTGACGAAGCTGGCGGCTGTGATCGCCGAGACACCTCATTGGCAGGATGCGCCGGAACCGGGGATGTACGCGACGATCGAAGTGGTCGAGCAATGGGCACCCTTCATCGAACAGGTGTCGGACATCATCGGCGTGTCGATCCACTGTGGAGCTACGTTGGTCCAGGACGACGATTTGGTGACGGCCGGTGAACCCACTCCGCCTGTGATAGAGTCGTTCATACCGTCGCCCGTTAATTCCGTGGACTTCGTCACAGTTCCCGGTGCCGGCGGGCGCCTCGTCGAGGCGCTGGAATCGTTCAAAAACGGAAATGCTATTATGGACGGTAGCAACAAACGCAATTCCGAAAGGAAGAGAATGGACACTGAGTTCAAGGAGGCCCTGGAGGCCCTGGACACTAAACTCTCCGCTCTCGTCGAAGCCCTCGCCGATAAGGCCAAGAAGAAGGACGAAGAGGACGAAGAGGACGCCAAGAAGGCCAAGGAGGAAGAAGAAGACAAGGCCAAGAAGGCTAAGGAGGCCATCCTTGCTCTCGCCGACTCCGACCTTCCCGAGGTCTCCCGTGTGCGGGTCGCCGAGGCCATCGCCCGCGGCTATGACGCCAAGACGATCATGGACCGCGAGACCAAGCTCGTCGAATCCATCCGAGAGAGCCTGTCGGGCGGCTTCGCCCCCGAGCACGTGCCCTCCGGTAAGAGCGCCGACGACTTCGAAGCCGAATTCGCCAAGCTGACCTGGTAAGGAGACTACCGCATGTCACAGAATCACGTCAAGGGCGGGGACACCTACGAAGTCCAGGTCGACGCCGCCGTCAAGTCGGGCGACGTCGTCGCCGTCGGCAAGGTCGGGGCCGTCGCCCTCACCTCCGCCACCCCCAAGGACGACAACAACTTCTACTCAACGCTCGCCTTCGAAGGCATCGCACACCTCGGTCTGGACGGCACCGTCAAGGTCGGGGACATCGTGACGATCAACGAAGCCACCGAATCCGGCAAGGCGGCCAAGCCCGAGATCGCTGCCGACCCGAAGGGCAAGATCGTCGTCGGCTTCGTGCTCAACCCGCTGTCGAGCGCATCTACCAAGTACGCCGTCAAGCTCACCCAGGCTTGGCTCTAAGGAGGATATCTACATGGCGATCAACAAGAGGGAAGCCTACAAAGCGGGTATCCTGCTGCACAGGGCTCTCCACGCGGACGACATCCGTGTGCGCAACTCGGCCCGTAAGGACCTGAGCGAGGCCATTACCACCTCGGACCTGCCGGTCAACCTCGGCCCTACCATGAACAAGATCATGCAGGGCGAGTACGAGCAGGTTCCGTCCAACTGGCGCGAGTGGGCCGACACCCTCGAAACCCCCGATTTCGAGACCGTGCCCTACTTCAGCTTCGACTTCACCGACGACAACGTTCCGACTCGCAAGGACGGTAAGGGCTACGTCGCACAGGGGTTGCCCGCGGTCGGGGAACTCGGTGAGTACCCGATTCTCGGCCTGAAGGCGGAGCAGTTCAAGCTGAAGCTCGCCAAGGCCGGCGTCCAGATCCCGCTCTCCTGGGAGACCCTGAAGCGTTATGGCGCCGACTGGAACCTGATCCCCCGGATCACGAAGGAACTCGGCCGGCGCGCTGCCAACCAGGAGTCCATCGAGGCGGCCCTGCAGCTCGTTCAGCCGACGGGCCTCAATACGACTAACTTCAAGGCGGCTAACAAGAACGTCCTGGCCGGCAACCCCGAGCTGAGCATCGAGGCGCTGGAGAAGGCATTCGCACAGCTGGCCGTCACCAAGTACAACGGCAAGCGGATCATCATGCCGACGAAGTTCAACCTGATCGTCCCCCCGGCTCTCGCCAGCCGCGCAGAGCAGATCATGAAGGTCGTCGAGATCCGCCGCCAGAACGGAACCGAGACCCAGGTGATGGGCAACACGGTCTCCGGGAAGGTCGCGAACGTCTACGAGGTCCCCGAGCTCGCGCTCATCGCCGGCGACTACGCCGACAAGTGCTGGTTCCTCCTGCCCCCGAAGGGCACGATGCCCCGCAAGAACATCGTCAACGTGTTCCTGGAGGGCGAGACCGGGCCGAAGATCTTCGTCGAGAAGACCACGAACAGCTCCGAACTGGAGGGCTCGTTCGAAAACGACGCCTACCGGACGAAGATCCGCCACCTCGTCAAGTCCGCTTTCATCGCCCCGGAGGGCACCCTGGCCTCCAGCGGTGCGGGCGCCTGATAACGATACCCGACAAGGATGGAAACCCCGCCCTCACAAGGGGCGGGGTTTCCTGCAGTGGAAAGGAGCTGCTGTGCCCGACAAGCCGAAGATAACCGTGGACGAGCTGAAGCTCTTCCTGCCGGGTATTGACCTAGACCCCAAACTGCTCGAACGGTTGTGCGCACTGTACACGAATGTGTTCAAGGCTGCAGCTGCCGCTCTGCGCGCCTACGCGGCGAAGCTCGTGTCGGAGGGCGGGGTCGAGAACGTTAAAGCCGATGACTTCACGCTGTCCGGCGGAGACAAGAACATCGAAGCCCTGCTCGCCCTGGCCGACAAGTACGACGCACAGGGGGATGCGCTGGAGAATGGCGAAGGGCTCGTTCTCGTCCCGATGAGGGGCGATGACGTGTTCGAGAGAGCGAGGGAATTCCTTGGCCGGTATCTCTGAAGGCCGCCTGGCCATGGCCGCTAAGCGCGTCGAACGCTACATGGTGGATGAGGTGACGATCTACGATGGCAAGAACATCAAATACGACGCTAAGACTGACAGCTATGATTATGGCTCAGTCATATATTCTGGGAAAGCGCGTATACAGCCGATACGCCAACCTGAGGTAGCCAATGACCAGATCGCGCCCCAGACGACTAACCGTGTGCGCGTTCAACTGCCCCGCTCGACGATGTCGCTGAGCATCCCGATGGCTGCGCGTATCAAAGTCGTAAAGACCCAAGATACACCGCACATGGTGGGCTACCTGATGACGGTGGCGTCCTTGGTGGATGCCTCGCAATCGTTCGAGCGGACTATCATCTGCAACACGCCGATGAACAAAGCAGAGGCGTAACCGACATGAAGATCCGCACGAAGATAGGGGCGAACAAGTTCACGAAGTACGCTAAGCGCGTCCAGGACTTCAGGGAATACGACTTGTTCGCGAACGTCATCGACAAGCTGTCGGAGGAGATCCCGCCAGCGCTGCAGGACACGATTGAGAAGACCCCGTCTGCCCTTGTGCCCGGCAAGATCGGCCGTATCTGGACGGGGCACATGCACGACAGCGTAAGCGTCATCGTCCCGGACAACGTAACGGTCGAATATGGCTGGATCGAGGGATCCAACAAATTCGACGGCGGATGGGACCACGACTATATCCTCGGCCAGGAGTACGGCGATGATAGAGTGTGGGGCATGAAAGCCCTGGAGAAGGTGGAGAAGCAGGTGAAGCTCGCCGAGAAGACCAGTAAAGAGGTATACACGGAGACTCGCCGCGTTTGGAAGTGGGGCAGGTGACGCATGGCCAAGTACATCGATGACGTTATGGCTAAGGTTCGCGAACTCTCCGAAGTGCCGGCTAACCGCGTGTGCGAAGAGGTGGCGCTGCCAGACTTCGACGAAGGCCAGAAGATGCCGTATATCGCTGTCGTGTTCGGCACGCCGTCGCACATCAGTCAGGCGACGAGCATCGTCTCCCAACTCAACGACGGCTATCGAGTGTTCTTCCTGTGCCATGTGCGAGCACTCACCGCACAGCACGCCCGCGAGATCGGGGAGCGTATTCTGTGGGGCCTGGTGGGTTTCGAGCCAGACAACAGCGGCGGGATCACGGTTCATGGCGGCCAGGGGTTGAACTACGCCGGGACGAACCACAAAGTGGTGCAGTGCGGCTACGAGCTCTACTGCTCCTTTATCACGAACCTCAAAAACCGTATTTGATAGGATGGTGCATATGGGCCTCTACAAAGACATGAACACCGGGGGCGTCGGAACGTACCCGGATGACTTCGCTCAGTTCTTCGGGACGTTGGTGCCGATAACCGAGGAAGAGCCTTGTAGCGACTGTTTCATTGACAACGACAACGAGAAAAGGGGGAAGCACAGTGGCTAACGAAGTTCGTATGCTTCGCGGCAACGTGACTATTCTCTTCGCCGCTCCTGAGGCATTCGCTGACTGGAAGCATCCTACGGCGGCGGAACTCAACGCACAGTTTAGTGCGACCGACAACCCGCGCAACCTGGTGTTCAATGTGTCGTGTGCGATCCTGGACGGCTATTCGCTCGGCGAAACCGACCCCGACACGGACAACACTCGAACGATCTGCGACATCTCCGAGGTGGAGAACCCGACCCTCGCCAAGTACGAGGGGAAGTTCACCGCGCTTCGGGACGAGAGCGTTGACGACCAGGGTGTGTTCAACATGATCCGAGACATCACGATGAAGCCCGATATTACGCTGTTCATCGTGGAGCGCATTGGCAAGCGCCCGAATAAGCCGTTCGAAGTCGGAGATGTGTTCAGCATCTATCGCTTCCAGACCGACTACCCGGTCGACGGGTATGAGTCGAATGGCTTCATCAAGTACGAGCCGAACTTCCTTCAGAACGGCGCGTTCGTCCTCAACGAGAAGGTGGCCGCATAATGGATAAGAAAGTGCTCTCCAACGAACACGTAAACGTCTGGGTTCTCCCTAAGGCGTCCGTGAGGGACATCAACGCTATCACTGTGGAAGAAATGAACTCCGCAGTGGCTATCGGTGACGCGATTAACTGGGACGACACGACGATCCCCGCCGCTAAGGCGTCGAAGGAGCAGTCGTCCCTGTCTCTGCTCGATGCCGCAGGCTCTTCTTCTCGTGGCGCCGCACAGTATGAGGGCTCCCTCACGATGTACTACCCGACGAACCCGGACGACGCGAACTCTATCTACGCCAAGGCGTGGAACATGTTCAAGAAGACCCGCGTCGACCTCGTCCTGGTTGTGCGCGGTGTCCTGAAGGGCCGTGAGCCCATCGCTGCCGGTCAGTGGTACTGTGCGTTCCTTATGATCGAATCCACGTACAAGAACACGCTGGAAGGCGACAACCCGACCCGTTACACGGTGTCGTTCCTGCAGCAGGGCCAACTGGCAGTCAACGGCGTTTTCAAGGACAGCACGACGGCGATCACCGACACGGAAAACCTGACGGTGTCCCTCAACGAGCATCGTCCGATCCTGCCGAAGATCCACGGCCATGTGGCGCGCTCCGTGTGCTCCTACCTGTCGAAGGACACCTCTACGGTGTCGGTCAGCCCGCTCGGCGTGGTGACCGGTCTGAAGGCAGGAAGCGCGGATGTCATCGTCAGCCACCCCGCTTGTGCGAATGTGACGGTTAAGGTGACTGTGGCATAACGCACACCTCAGCGAATAGCACAGGGCGTCTCCTCTCCGCCCTGTGCTATTCTTGTTTACGACGTTACCCTAACGCCTAACAGAGAGGATTTCAACTATGGACATTTTCGAGGTGCTGTCTCGATCCAAGGCGCCGAAGGCTGAGAAGGTCGTGTACCTGGACGCCGAGGCGGTGCAGGATGTCGAGAGGCTCATCAAAGAGCAGGCCGACGCCGACGTGATCAAGGAAGCGGTGAAGAGGCGGGACGCCTCTAAACTGACGTTCCACCTCCAGTCGGTGACAGCCGATGTGCGCGAAGAGCTGATGATCGGCATCGAAAGCGCAGACAAGACGAAGAACAAGACGAAGCGCGTGTCGGAAGCCTATCTGGCGCTTCTGTCGAAGACGCTGTACAAGATCGAGGACGCCGAAGGAAACGTGGATGAAAGGAAGTTCAACTCCGAGGAGATCCGTAAGATTCTGAACGCACTCCCCGGTGAGCAGTATTTGGGTCTGCTCGTGGCGGCGATGAACCTCCTCGGGGCTTCCGCCGACTACGACAATGCGGTGACGGTGGATTTCTGATAGACGCCCTCCAAGACAAAGGGGGGAGCGGCGCTCTATCGATGGTTAGGACGGCGGTGGACCTGCACATGAGGCCCACCGCCGTCATATATAACCAGCCCGACCCTTTCGGGCATTGGACGGAACTGGACTATAAGCTTGTTTTGGCTTACAAGACGGTTAAAGACGAAACGTGTCAGAAGTGTGGCAACCCTATCTGGCTGTGCCATTCGACGGACCCTGATATAGCATGGCGCGCAGAAGATAGAACATGCTATGCTACTAAAGCAAGGATGATGCATGATTGGGTCAGCACACACCGCGCCACCGATCCGCCTCCATATGAGGATAAGCAGAAGTGGGGCAAGGATACCGTGATGATACCGTACATGCCGGACTATGCGGAGCGAGACCTGCCCACGAGGATGGACTACTACAACAGGAGTGAGTGATGCCTGATATCAAGCAGACTATTGAGTTCAACGTACAGGGTACGTCTGAACTCCATGAGGCTGCGGAATCCATCAACACTATCGCACAAGCCCTCGACAACATCAAGGGCAAAGTCGTCGGCGCCGACATCGGCAAAGGCCTGGACGGAGCTGGCCGAGGCGGCCGAGAGGCTGGGGAGGGCTTCGACAGGGCAGGTCGGGCTGCGGAAGAGGCGAAGTCGCGCATATCCAACATGCGCTACGCCCTCTACGACGTGGCTGCTGTTATGCAGAACATCTCGAAGGCGACGATCGGCGCGTTCACTACCGTCGTCAAAGAGTCGATGGACTATGAGTCGGCCTTCGCACAGGTGAAGCGGACTAACGACATCGCCGGGAAATCTGCAGACGAACTACGCGGCAAACTCGAACAGATGGCCGCCTCCGTCACGACGACGAACTTCAAGGACCTGTCGAACATCGCCGCTCTCGGCGGGCAGCTGGGCGTCGCCAAAGAGTCCATCACGGACTTCACCGAGACCGTCGCGAAGTTGTCGGCTACCACCGACCTGTCACTCGACAAGTCTGGCGAGACGATTGCGCGCTTCCAGACGATCATGGGCACGACCGGCCAGAACTTCGACAACATCGCATCCTCGATCTTGAAAGTCGGCGTCAACTCGGCGGCTACGGAATCCCAGATCGCCAACACCTCGACGCAGATCTCCGCCATGGGTAAGTTCGCCGGCATGACAGAATACCAGGTGGTCGGCCTGTCCGGCGCCCTCGCCTCCATCGGCGTCGCGCCCGAGCTCTCCCGAGGCGTCATCACGCGTATGTTCACCCAGATGCAGAAGGCCATCCGGGGTGGCGGCGACGAGCTCAACCTATTCGCGCGCGTGGCGGGCGTTTCCGCACAGGAAGTTCAATCCGCGTGGGGGACGTCTAAGTTCAGCGATATCTTCGTCAAGTTCATCGCCGGACTCAAGAACCAGGGCCAGGGCGCCATAGGTGTGCTCAAAGACCTGGGCATCAAGGCATCCCGTGACGTCCCGACGATCCTCCGTCTGGCCGAGGCGCACAAGACACTCGAACAGACGATGAAGGACGCCGAGTCAGGCTACAACGACTCGAAGACGCTTAACGACCAGTACCAGCAGATCGCGTCCACCACGGCTGGAAAGCTGGAGATGCTGAAGAACTCCTGGGCGAACCTGAAGGCCGAGATCGGCCGTTCGTCCAATTCAGGTATCGGCGATATGCTCGGGTCCCTCACCGGGCTGGTGAACGTCCTGACGAACCTCGTGCAGAACCCCGCCGCTCAGTGGGTTGCCAAGTTGGCCGGAGCGTTCCTGACGGCCGGCGGCATCATGGCCGGGTACTACGCCAAGCAGGCCCTCGTGCTCGGCGGTGCCTACGCGTTGACGACGGCGCAGAGGTCGATGGGGATCGCGATGCAGCACCCCATCACGTCGATCCGCTCGCTCCTGTCGGCCCTCGCGGAGACGGTCAAACTCTACAAGCTGTCGACGGTCTCCGTCAATGAGCAGACCGGCGCCCTCTACAAGAACGCCGGCGCCGCTCGGGGTGCTGCCGCATCCCAAAGGGCAGCAGGCCAGGCCGCCGCTTCGCAGTCCGCAGCCGGGGCTGCAGCGGGCGGAGCGGGACAAGCCGCCGGCGCGATGGGCACGGCGGAGAAAGCCACCTCGGGGCTCATGGGCGCCCTCAAGGGGCTCGCCGCCGGAGCGGGAATCTCCCTGTTTTTCACGGGGTTGGCGAAGGTGACGGAGTCCTGGACGAAGCGCTCCGAAGCCGCTAGGGCTGAGGCCAAGGCGCTCCAGCAGGCCCAGGCCGACCTCGCGCAATCGGTGATGCAGGACACGAAGGCCTTCGAGGAAGGCGGAAGCGCGGCCTACGTGTTCGCGAAAGCCACCAACAAGGCCGGCGAGTCTATGTCCTCGCAGTTGTTCTCCACATCAGACGCTAACGCTCAGACGAAGGCCCTCGCACAGGCACAGGAGCTCCTCGCGCAGAAGACCGGCCAGTCGACTGACGAGATATCGAAGCAGACGTACGCTATCGGCGAGAACTCGCTGAAGAAGATGGCCGAGCAGATCGCCGGTAACACGGGCTTCAAGCAGTTTGGCGACGAGCAGCTGGCCACGCTGCGCCAGATGGGCTTCTCCGTGCAGGAATATTCGAAGCTCGTCACGCAGGGCAACTCGGAGATGACGGATTCGCAGAAGAAACTCGCCGAGCTCTACCGTCAGAACGGCTTCGGTTCTATAGCCGATGACATCGAACGCAGCACGCAGAAGTCGAGCCAGTACATCGACTCGTTCAAGAACAAGATCCAGGAGATGGTGGCCTCCGGCAAGATCTCCTGGTTCGACGGTGAGAAGATCCTCGACACGCTGAAGAAGATCGATGACAACGCACACCAAACGTTTGATGGTGTGCGCAACGAGTCCGATCTCGCCGCGCAGACCATGAAAGGCCTGAAAGGCGACACGGCCGACGCCGCGGATGAAATGGATAACATGGGCGAGAAGGCCGACAAGGCGGCCAAGGAGCTCAAGAAGGTCGTTGACTCTGCGCTGTCCGGAGACGAAGCGTTCGTCAACCTCGAAGACGCCGTAGCCAACCTCGGCGAGAGCCTGTACAAGAACGGAATGAACTTCGACGAGTTCTCCGAGGCCGGCAGGTCCAACCTGAAGGCACTCTATGCCGTTGTGCGCCAAGCCGCAGAGGCGTCCGGCGGGGACGCCGAGGTGATGAACGCCTATATACAGCAGATTATGCAGCTGCTACGCAGCCACGGCGTCGGCTCCGTCCAGGTCCTGGAGAGGGTCGAGCAGCGCCTGCACGCCGTCGCCAACAAGGCCACCCAGTCAGCTAACCAGATAGCGAAGGCCGCTGTGCTCGCACAGAAGGCGGGCAACGCGATCGGCATGATCGCGGCTAGCATCGCCACGGGGAAGGACTTCTCTAAAGAGGCATCCGCCTCGCTGCAGGGCCTCGGGAAATCCTCTACCGCCGCTCTGCCGTCCATCAAGGACCTGGGTAAGGCTCTCGACCAGGGCTTCGCGAGGGGCGCCAGGAACGCCGCCAAGCACGCCAAGAAGGCTAGGCACAGGACGAGGAAGCTCGGGGATCGAGCGAAGAAGGCGGGCAAGAAGATCAAGGAGGCGGCGAAGGAGATAAAGACCTTCACCGACTACATCAGCGAGCTGTCCTCCGTTGCCAACGCGGCCTTCAACTTCAGGTGGGAGTTCCCGAAGTCGCTGGACGAGACGGCGAAGTCGTTCAAGACGATCAAGTCGTACTTCGAGAACGCGGCGAAGGACGCGCAGTCGGCGAACAAGGAGATCGGTGACGCCAACAAGTCGATCGAGGAAACGCGCAACAAGATCGCTGAGCTGGACGCCGAGCTGTCGAAGCTGCAGTCGGACCGGAACAAGTTGACTTTTCAACTAAAGGTGGCCGTCGACTACGGCGATACGCTGCGGGCCGACGACATCCGCGCCGAGCTGCAGAAGAACGCCGTCGCACAGCAGAAGAACCGCACGGATCGGAAGAACGCCGAGGGCGATCAGGCCGGCAATTACCAGAAGTTGTACGAGGCGATGCAGAAGCTCTCGGACGCACAGCAGAAGGCGCGGCGCGACCTGGCGGGTTTCTCGGACGCCGCCCGGGAGCAGCGCGGCAACGTGCTGTCCCTCGTTGAGGCCTACCAGAAGCAGGTGCTCGCGTACGCCAACACGGGCGCCAGCCAACAGCAGGTTCTCGCCTACGCCTCTGCTTTGCGTGCGGAGTTCATCAACAACATGACCTCGATGGGTTACTCTCGTGCGGAGACCGAGAGATACGCGGCGACGTTCACGGACCTGTCGAAGGTTATTAACGGCGTCCCGAGGAACTTCACGGTCGGCGTGAACGCCGATCCGGCACTGCGGGCCCTCTCCGACCTGGAGGCGAAGAACCGCAAGTCGCAGCACTCGATGGACGACAACAGGGACGCGGCCGATAAGCTCGGTAACTCGCTGAACAACACGGGCGGGAATGCGGCCGGCCTTGGGGGCGCCCTCGGCGGTGGCGGCGTCGGTGGGGCCGCGGAACAGGCGGCCGTGACGTTCCAGCAGCTCGGGCAGATTACGGGCAACATCGGCGCCGAGATGTGGAAGGCCGCGGGCTCGGCTAATACAGCCGCGCACGGGCTGGGTAACATGGGCAACCAGGCCCACGGCTCCGCCTACTCGATGGACGTGGCCGGGAACAAGGCCGGTTGGATGTCCTATGCGATCAATGGAATCCGGGAGGCTGGCTACGGGGCGTTCAGCAATATCATCAGTAGCGCACAGCAGGCGGGGTTCTCGTTCAACCAGGCTGCAACCGACGCCATTAACCTGTGTAACCGTGTGCGAGATCTCCGAAGCCTGTCGGTAGGCCAGTTCATGTTCGGCTTCAACCAGGCGTGGGGGTTCTCCACGGGCGGCAAGGTCGGCGGGTCGTCGTACAGCGGGGGCAAGCAGTCTACGGACACCGTTCCGGCCATGCTGACGCCCGGAGAGTTCGTCATCAACAGGCAGGCTGCGCAGACCGTCGGCTACGGCTTCCTGGAGGCCGTCAACTCCGGCCGAGCTGCTGCCTCGGGGGCTTCGGCTGCGTCATCCGGTGGTGCGGGCGGAGGCTTCGGGGGTGGACCTATCCTGGTCGAGCTGTCCGGAACGGACCGGCACATCCTTGTGAGCGCGGTCAACAAGCCGACGGTGATAGACGGCAATGCTATAGTGGGGATGGTCAACGGCTCTAACGCCATGGCATCGAGGAGAGGATCATAGGAATGCCTAAACGACCCAAAGTGTGGTTCGGTACACTGAACGACATGCGCTGGATAGACGCGCCCGTGGCGAACTTCCAGAGCAATAGTACAGGATTCAACTACAGCGCTACGACGCTGAGAGGTGACGGCTTCGCCAAACGGTCCGCATTGACGCACAGGGAGTTCACGCTCACCTGGGCGGCCAACACGGTGGACGAGCACGCTGCCCTGCTGTACCTGCTGTCCACCAACGAACTGCTTTACTACGTGGATCCGCTGGCTATGAAGACGAACCTTCTGCCTGGTTTCATGTCGCACTACACTCCGAACGCCACGGTTTTCACCGACGACATTCCTCACGTAGCGACGCCCGGGACCTACAACGGTGCACCGGCGTGGTCGTGGAGCCCGGCGTGGATTTGGCAGATCGGTCAGAAGATCCACTGGCCGGAGGGCTACAAGCTGTGGGCGGGGTGCCGCGGAGACGGGACGATCCAGATAAACGACACGGCTGTGACGGCGGTAAGTGAGTTCGACGGCCGCTACGTCACGACGCAGATCCCGACGAACAACACCGGCAATCCGTGGGGCGAGCTCCAGATGTGGGCAAGCTCCCGTATTTCAAGTATCTGTGTGCGAGCCTACCCCGAAACGCAGGTGAAGACGATCAGCGATGTGCCGAACAACTACGGACCGTTCCTTCCCGGTATGGGGTACGGCGCGCTGCAGCAGAAGGAGCCGTATTCGATACAGGAGTACAGCGCGGCGATCGACGGCTACGAGGTAGCGGTGACGGCTACGTTCGTTGAGAAGGTGTTGCTGTGAGTATCGCGCCCGAACCATTCGAATACAGGACGGACCGCTCGCTGGAATCGTTCTCCGCACAGTGGGACCGCATGTCGTACAGCGTCCCGGGCGGCACCAAAGGCTACCCGGTGATGACGCTGACTGACAGGTTCTTCAAACCGGCGGATGTGTCGACGGCATGGACGAGCAAGCACCCTGTGTCGAGCGTGTACGAGTTCCGGGGTGATGTGCGCACATTCACGTCCAACTATTCGACGAACACCGTGACCGTCGACGACTTGTGCTACAAACTTAAGCAGGTAAAAGTCGTCCCCACCCAGTACAATAACTTCCGGAACGTGGTCGTCGAGCTGTTCAAGCTGTGCGACTACGACAAGGTGTACGTGGACGGCTTCATCAAGGCCGACTTGTACAACCCGATCATCATGGCACCAGGTGGCCAATTCAACGTGTGGGACTACCTGAACACACTGTGCGCCGTACATAACGTGTATATGCTCCGACAGAACTCTAACTTGCTGTTCCTTCGAGACAATAACTTCCTGAAGGAGCACATGAACAACGTGACGGGTATGAGCTACAGCGTGGACCTCGCACAGTCCACTAAGACGGTGAAGACAACGTATAGACCCATGCGCTACGCCTACAACGAGTACTTACCGTTGAGCAAGGAGTCTAAAGACACGATCATCCAAGTAGACGCCCGGAAGACCGTGGAGCAGACGATCACGCTCGACGCTTACGTGATCGAGGCTATGACCCCCTGGGTGACCCAGTGCAAGGATTACATCCCGGCGAAGGACACATCGGGGTTGGAGTATACAGCCTACTGCGTTGCCGGGAACGACGGGTTGCCTATCACAGCATCCCAGTGGCTTGGGCAGGGCGGCAGCCTGTCTGTGCGCCTCGATCCGAAGAACCACAACCAGATCATCGTAACTGTGCGCGGTATGGTAACGTCTGATTATTCACCGTTCCGCATCGCCGCCTCTTCAGGTCCGTCCAACTATTACAACTCTCTGCGCTTCCGCGGTACCGGGCTGGTGATGGGACCGGAGGACACGTACGTAACGCACACAGGCTCATCTACACTAGGCAGCGACGAGGAGCAGATCAACAACCCGTTGATCAACACCCCCTCACTGGCGATAGACAACAGCCTCAGAGCGGTGTGGGAGAAGTCGGGGTCGATCCCGACGATCACGCTCACATCGCCTAACCTGGAGAGCCGCACACCCTCGATGACGGGCAACGACTTGTTCCTGACGTCGGGGTCGGCTTTCGATTATGGCGGGGACCGGTTCATGACGACGCACGTCGACATGAACAACCAGGAGATCACGGTAACGGCTACGTCGCGGATCACCTGCGACGAGTTCTCCAACACCCTTGACACGGGTGTTTCGTTGGCCGATTATGAGGCTAAGATCCCGAAGACTACCTACAACGTGTTCCAGTTCAATCAGCCGCACAAGGAGTACAAGCCGGAATGATACCCAACAAGAACCTCGGCGCCGGCGACACGTGGGGTGCGTGGGTGCAGGATGAGATTTCGAACATCAACGCCGATCTCAACAATATAGGGATCGGGGGTGTGCGCAACTCGCTGAACGGGTTGATGAGCAACCTAGATAACACCAACAACAAGCTGTCATTCCGGTCCCTTACCGGAGACTTGCACATGCTCGGGCCCAATTCCGATAATGTAATGATGGCTGAGAGCGTAATGAACTACCCAGAAAATGGGAGAGGTTATTTGAACTTCCTTTTCTTCGGCAGTGGTCGTTATGTGAATAAAGGCGCATCGGATGCATTCCGGTCGAAGATGCAGTTGGTGCTTCAAACCGCTTGGACACCCCCGGGCGGAACTCAGACGAAGTACGAAGATTACTACATCTCTCAGATGCCCGGGATGTTCAACGGCGAGATAAACGCGGGGTACTATGACCTTTACGCGTTCTATAACTTGACAGTGCCACGTGTCACCCAGGTGGTTTTCCGGCTTATCGGACAGAACAGGCTGACTCACAACCCGGAAAAAGACGAGTACAACTATTTCAACGGCACTATACTAGTGATGGAATCCAACCAGCCTAACACGTAAAGAGAGGAAACATGGCTACAACCGACAGCAACGGGATCGCGCACATCGAGGGCACGGACCCCGTCAAACCCCTGCAGGGCTTGTTCAACACGATCTCATCGTCCGTGTCCAACGTCGTGGGTAAGCTGCGCAAGCAGGTTATCTACCCTGTGAAGACGCGATGGGACGCACAGAACAAGGTGGACGAGCTGAAGCGCCAGGGCGTGGAGGGCACGGCCGACGAGCCGATCGTCTTCAACATCCTGAACGACCGTATCCAGCTTCAGCATGACGGTTCGGGGTTCACGTATTTCAGCGCGCAGATGGCCGTTCTAGCAGCCGGGGTGTTCGAGACCGGGTATCAACGGTGGGAGCTATATAATATAAAGTCGTTCACTGTGCCCTTCCCTGAAGAGCTCGACCGCATCCCTCGTTCGCTACTGTGCCAGGTCACGGACGCCATCACACACAGTATCATCGGGTTCCCAGTGGACAAGAAGCAGTTCGGTGTTGCCACCGCCTGTAACTGGAAATGGGCCGTTGACTCGAACGTCCACGTCAGCTGGGTAGCGCTTGGGTAACGAACACAACATACGGAAGAAGCCCCCGCATCGTGCGGGGGCTTCTTCCTACTCACCTGCCTTATAGCGTCTCCACCACCGGTGGATGTCTGTGTTCGGCGTGTACAGCCAACTCGGGCCGATTATGTTGAACAACACGTCGACGAACCTGTGCGATCCGTTCCCCTGGCCGTTCCAAGGATGAGACGAGAACGGGTCATCCGCGTCCCATTCGAAGACAGGGCCGATGCCCGCTTTTCCGAGGCGCACAGCCAACTCGAAGCAGTCTTCGACGTGTAGCGCCTCGTTGTCATAGCAGTATTTCCTGATCCACCGTGCGGTGTTCCATTTCTTGATCATCGGCTAGTCCTTTCTCTTGTCAGTTGCATTAGCCCGTAATAGAAGGCCTCGGAGGCCTGTTGGGGTGTGCACGCGTTTCCAAGTGCCGCCAACTGGGCCGTACGCGACACATCGTCTGCGTCAGTCACCCACCCCTTCGGGAAGCCCATCATCCATTCGATGAACCCTACGTTAAGGACCCCCTTAGGCTTAGCCAGCGGAGGGGCCTCGCGACCGAGTGTTCTCTCCCAACGCTCGATGGCCGCCCCGTAGGAAGCCATCACTTCGTCTTCGTTCCATTGTTTGAGGTCGTAGAAGGACGGACTCTTGGAATACCCGGGGCTTTTACGACCGTCCATGCGGGACCTATTGGGGGTCGGCAGGCAGCGTAGCCGTGTGTCAGGCCTCACTTCGACTAGCGGGTAGTTGAATGGGACTACCCACCTCTCCGTTCGTTCGGCGAATACGAAGATCCTGCTTCTCTTGTGCGGCATGCCGAGACTGCTCGCAGGCAGTATCACAGAGCTCGTTGAGTAGTCGGCTTCGTTCAACGCGTCTAGGAGCACGTCGTATCCGCCCTTCGTGAGAGCCCCTGTGACGTTCTCCCACAGGGCGTAATCCGGCTTCTTCGCCTTCACGGCTTCGATGAACGTGAAGAGCAGAGAACTCTTATCGCCGTCTAGTCCTTTACGAGTCCCGAGGTGGGAGAAGTCCTGACAGGGCGTCCCTCCGGTGATGCAGTCTACGTCAGGGACCACGGTCCAATCGATTTTCGTTACGTCTCCGAGATTGGGCACCCCGCGGAACATGGTGGAATGTTCGAGTATCTTCAGCGCGTTCCCGTCGGTCTCCGCTATCCACTCAATCTCATTGCCATACGGAGCAATGGACGTAACTATGTCGCATATCCCGAGCTCCAATCCACCTATGCCTGTGAAAAGCGATCCGATCTTCATTTCCATCCTCTCTCGTACGTGGGTTTGTGGTGCGCGCGCTCGACCAGATAGGCTATGGCGTGCCGTGCGGCCTCCCGCCTGTCGTGGTGGTGGTCTTCGACCTTCTCGAATAGGAGGCCGAGCTTGCGGAGGTTTTCATCGCGAACGAACAACCGCTGTTGCGGTGTGCGCCACACAATCTCTTTTCCGAGGAACCGGCCGAAGACATGAACGGCGCCCTCGACGCGGACCGGGTTGATGTCGGCACCGGGGATGTTGCGGTTGACGTACTTCTCGCACACCACAACGTCCGGCTGTACCAATCTGTCGAACATTCGCTTGTAGAACCAGTCGTAGGTCTCCTCGGTTCCGGGGTTCCACGAGTTGAGGAGACGGGCCGGCTTGTCCTCCCCGTAATCGAGGAGGACGATGCCGGTCGTCCCCCCGACCCCGCAGGGGTCGATAGCCAACAGCGTCGTCATCGCTCACCCTCAGAGCCCGTGGTACTGCTGTGCGTAGCCCCAGTATCCGCCGTCGACGAATGACCTACTGGCCGGGTGGTAATAGTAATGCGCCTCGCCTCTTGTATCGCACGGTTCAGCTTCTTCGCCGATCTGCGGAGCTGCCAGTCCAGCAGCGCTATAGCCACCGCCCATGCCAGAAGCATAATAACGACCCAGATATTCATAGTACTTCCTTTCCTTCGCTTTGTTGCCCCACAGGTAGTCGATCAGCAGACAGGCGAACACACCATAATGGAAGGGCCACGCCCAGACTGTCCACATGAAGGGCCTGACGCGCGTGTCGTAGTTCTCAATCCCTCGATCGCCTCTTGTCGCCCAGATTTGGTAGGCGACGAGGTGTGCAATGGCGCCGATGAAGAGGACGAAGATAATGAGTTGCGTCTCGTTGAGGTTCGTTGTCTGTGTCATGGGGTTGGCTCCTTTCTTTCTCCATGTCTCCATGGTACCGAGAGGAGCCAACCCCGTCAAGCCGTCCGACTGTGTCGTCCGTCACTTACGCAAGCCTGAGGATATAACGATCGAAGCCGGCGGCCTGCACGCATTCGACGAGCTCCCGTCGGCGTTTCTCCCATCGCTTCCTGTCCCACGAGGCGGCCATCAGCTGGAAAGCCACGGGTGTGCCCTCCGTCCGGGCCTCCTGCAAGGCGAAGGTGCGCACACCGGCCAGCTTCAGCTGGGAGACGAGGTCTTCGAAGTTGTAGTCGATGAGCGACTCGGGGTAGACGGTTGTGCGCACCTCGTAGTCGACGCCTGACTCCAGCACGAGGTCAAGGGTCTTCCAGACTTTATCACCTCGCACACCGACGGCTTTCTTGTAGTCCTCGGGCCTGGCTTTCACATCGAGCCCGACCCAGTCGACGACGTGCATCATGCGCTCCAGTCGGTCAGGGTACATCCCAGACGTGTGGACTCCGATCCCGAAACCGAGATCTGCTGCGGACTCGGCGGCCGAGATGACCGCCTCCTGGCGCAGTGCCTCTCCACCTGTGAAGACGACGCCGTCGAGCAGCCCCCTCCTTCTCTTGAGAAAGCCCTCGACCTCAGACCACGAAATGACTCCCGGTGTGCGGTTGTCGAGGATGGCGGAGTTCTGACAATAGGGACACCGGAGCGGACAGCCCTGGCAGAACACGGTGGCTACGAGCCGG